GCTCGGCGATCCGATTCGGGTCGAAACCCGGCCGGATCGCATTCGGGTCCGCCTTCGCCGCCGCGATCGTCTTGCCGCCGAAGAGCATCGCCAGCAGGCCCTGCCGCTGAGTGCTGCGCTCCATCCGTTCCAGCGCCGTCAGGCCCTCGCCCAATTTCTCAGCGCCACGACCGAATAAGTCGCCTATTGCCGAGCGTCCCTGAATGAAGGCCGCCGCGGGTGCATTCATCATCGTGCGGGCGCTGATCGCGCCGGGACTGCTGATTTGTTTCAGAAAGGCCTGAACGGTCATCGTCGAACCCGACTCCCACATCTTGAGCGGCAGTCTGTTCATCGCTGCGACGTCTTTCGATTGCCGCGCTCGAATCGCTTCCTCGATTTGCAGACCTGCTTTGCTGATGCCGCGCCACCAGTCGATGACCGCCTGGACGGCTGGCGGTCCGCCTTCGGCCTTGAAGATGTCGGAAAATGTCGGACCCGCAAAATCCTGCGGGCTCACACCGATGCCAAACGCGGCCTCAAAACGCGCCCCGACGTTTTTGCCGTGTATAGCGCCCCTAAACTTTTTGAACTCCGCGTCGGACATCGCAGCGATCTGCTCTTGAATCGTTGCGCCACGGCCGGCCATCAACAGATTGGTGAGACGGTCTGCAATATCTTGCACTGCCGGCGCCAGCGTGATCGTGAGCTCGCGGGCGAGCCCCTTCACGGCGGCCATCGTCCTGGTCATCGCATCGTTCATCTCTTCGACGCCGGAGGCGGCCTCTCGGCTGAACGTGAGTCCCAGCCGGTCTGCCTCGGCAATCAGCGCCCGAATCCGCTGCTCCCCCTCATTGATCAGCGGCAGTAGCTTGATGCCGCTGCGCCCAAAGAGATCCATCGCCGTCGATGTCCGCTCGGCCGCGGTCGGCAATTTGGCGATCGCCCCGGCAATTCGCAGGAACTGTTCATCGGCCTCGAGGCCTTTGAGCGTCATCACGCTCAGCCCCAGCCGGTCGAGCGCCTTGGCCGCGTCGCCACCTTTGATCGCGGCGTTGCCAATGTTGCGCGACAGCCGGATCAGACCTTTCGAGAGCTCCTCCGCGGACCCGCCGCTGATCTCGGAGGCATGTTGCAGGCCGATGAGTTTCTCGGTGGTAATCCCCAGCGGGTCGGCCAGCTTGGCGATATTGTCGATCTCGATCGCCGTCCGTTTCAGGCCGCCGATCGTGAACCCGGCCGCGAGCGTGGCCCCGAAACCGACCAATACACCCTTTGCGCGACCGATGGCGGAGTTGAACAGCGCCAGCTCGCGGCGGCCCTTGCGCAAGCCGGCCGTGAACCGCTCCGTCCGGGCGATCACATTCACCGCTAGGCTACCGATCGTGGCCATAGAGTTGCTCGGTTTGCTGCTGGTGGGCGGCGATCGCCGCGTGATCGACCTGGATCGTCGAGCGTTTCACAACTCGGAGCTGCGGGACGTAATCGCCTGCTTTCGATAGTTTCCTGCTGTCGAGCGGCTGGCCCGCCTTCATGGCGAAGTAGCGCTCGAACGCATCGTGGATCGTGCGGGCGATCGTATCGGTCTGCCGCCAGCTATCGCCCAGCGGCACCGCCGCGTAGGCCGCCCGCCAATGCTTCAGCTCGTCGGGCGTCAATTCCCGCAGCATTTGCTCTACGTCGAGCCGGCCGAAGTCGCGAGCGAGCCGGTAGGCGAATCGCCACCAGTCGCTCGCGCCGAGTTTTTTGCCAGCTCCTCGAAGTCGTCCTCATCGAGCCCGGCGTGCTTGAGACACGCGCTGGCGAGGGCCTGACTGGTGGCCGAGTCGAGTTTTTTGAGCAGCGGCTTGTGCGACTCAGTGAGCGCCGGGTTGCCTTCGCCGTCACACCACATCAGCAGCAGCAGATCAGCGTAGGCGTCAGCCAGCAGGTTCTTGTGCTGCTGCGGCCGGTTGTTCCGGCCGGCCATCCCGGCCCGCGTCAGCGCCGCCTCGATCGAGACGTATTCCAGCGCCGTGATCGACCGCAGCCGAACAACTCCCAACAACGGAATCTCGACCTCCTTAAAGCGCCGGCGGCCGGCGGCCGCCTCTTCCAGCGCAGCCGGGCCCGCAAAGCCATTGGTTTCATTCATCGCCCAAGTCGACCTCCTGCTGCTCGTCCTCCCCCTGGATTTCCTCGCTATCGTCGACCAGGTCGCCGATCATCGGCGCGGTCGAGGTCTTGGCGGGCCAGCCGCCGAATTTCGTGGCCACCGCCGATTGGACTGCCAGCCGCTCCTCGTCGGTCAAGCGGTGAATGAGCGCGATCTGCTGGCCGTGCGTGTGGCCGACGTAGCCCACGACCAGCGGGCCGAGCCGCTCAGTAGTCAGCCAGATTCGATCCTGGGCGAGCGCGACGCCGTCCGTGCCGATGTGCGGACGGAGCTCTATGTTCGGCCCCGCGGCTCGGCTGAGCTCGCCGAAGTCCGCCTGCGGCGCCGCCTCGATGGTGGGCTTGGCGGGGTGAGAGGGCGGCGCCGCATTGGCGGGAGTCGATTGTCTATCGTTTGTGATCATGAATTTCGTTCGCTTGTGAGCCGGGCCGTCCCCGGCCCCGATCATGTCGCGGGCCGCGGACGGCCCGGTTCGCCGGTTCGCTACAGCGACAGCACCAGCACCTTGGCGGCCACGTCGCACTCGATCGTGACCTCGGCATTGGCGTCGCGGAACTGCGAATCTAATCGCATCAATTCCGTTTTGGCCGCCGCAACGCTGTTGGTCGGATTGGTGATCGTGCCGCCGTACGCGCTGATCGCGGCTGGCACCGGCAGCTTGAGTGTGAACACGGCCGCGCCCGCCGTGTCGTTTTTCAGCACGACCAACAGCGAATCGGTCCAGGCGAAGCGGACGCCGTTGCCGGCCCCGGCCACCAGCGTGCTGAAGTCGGCAGAATCCGTCAGGTTGTAGCCGGCCTGATTATGCGGCAAGGCGACCGCGGTGATCAGCACGGAAGCCATAGTGTACCTTTATGCACCATCGGTGCGGGTCGGGCCGGTTTTGCCGTCCCAGTGTAGTTCGATTTCGACCAGCAGCCGCACGTCGTTTTCAATCGGGCTGGGGTCGACGCGCACGAGCGCCCCGGTCCCGGCCTTGGTCGCGCCGTTGGTCTGGCCGCTCTTGGGCGGGTAGGTCAGCGTGATCGTGCTCGGCGTGGGACTGGCGATCGGCACGTCATCGGGATCGAAAATCCCGGTCAATATCTCCGGGCCGTTCATGCGCAGCTTGCCGAAGATGAATTCATGGTCGCCCGTCACCGCCAGGCTATCGTCATCGATCGCCTCGATCGATTGCCCGCCCGGCTGGATGCTGATGATCGCGCCGATCGTCACGGCCGGCGCCGTGAGCGCGATGGTAGTGCCGTTTCCCAATAACGATGGCATGTTTGCTGACTCCCCTAGTACGATGAGTGAACGACCGCACGATTGAAGTGAACCCGGTAGTCGATTGAATTGCGGTAGATCGGCGCGTCGAGGCCGCTCGCCGGCTCTTCCGTCGTGCCGCTTTCGCGCTCGATCGTGACGGCGTGGACGTAGGTCTGATCCATCAGGCCGCGATAGCCACTCGTGGGCGCGAGGCGAATCAGCTCGCTGATTTCATCGCACTCCGCCGCGCTATCGGCGTACACGTCGACCTGGAGAGTTTTCGGCAGATCGCCGATCTCGCCCTTGAGCTGATACTCCGGCGCGCCGCCGACGTCGTTGAGCACCACCAGCGGCCGCGGGCAGCCGGCCGGCGCCCGCCGCAGATAAATCCGCACGCCGAAACTCTCGATCGAGAGTTTGTCGACGATCGCCTCTTGCGAAGCCAGATATTTGGCGAAAAAGAGCATCGCTATTTGGCCCTCGCGGTTGCGATCGCCAATCGCAATTGTGTGATGAATTCCTGCCGCACGTGCTGCTCATTTCCATAGAGCGCCCCGCGGAGCGGTTTTTGGGCCGGCGTGTCCTGGTCGCCCAACTCTACGACGGCGGGGTAGAAGAAGTCCGCGAATTTTCGGTCTTCCTTTACACCCAGCAATTTCGCTACGCGGAAGCCCAGCGAACCCCGCTTTGCCAACCCGATCTGGACGACGCCTTGACCGACTCTGCCCCCTCGCTCTGTTCGGAGCGCGAACAATTTATCGCGATCAATCCGCAGCCCGCGGCGAATGTCGCCGCGCCGTCGACCCTTGGGCGTGAAACGCTTCGTGGCGTCCCGCATCGCGCCCGTCTCGACGGGACACAACCGTTGGAATGCCGACTGCACGAATTTGACCGAGTTGTTGAGCGCGGTCCGCAGATATTTCTTCTGCACCTTCGCCTCGAAGCGGGCCAGTGCCGCGTCGACCTCAATAAATCCAGTGGCGATGATCGTGGCACTCATGGCTCATACTCGATGATCACGGCGTCGGGTCGTTCCTCGAGCGGCTGCGGCAAGAGATGCTTCTCGAGCACCAAGGAGCTCACGCCGTTGCGACCGATCGCCAGGCGGTAGGCCTCGTTCGGCAGTTCCTGGAGCAGGCCCGCGGCATCGTAAAACTTCACGCTCAAAATCTGCATCAGGTCCAACTCCTGGAACTGAAAGTTCCAGATCGGCCAGGTTGGGAAGGTCACCGTCTTGCGCTCGCGATCAGGCATGCTTCAATTCCAATCCGTCCCCCCGGCGCACGATTCGCATCACAACAGGTCGCCAGGGGCCTCCTCCCACGCGGAGATAAAAACATCTCGCCAAGATCACGTTCGCAGCTGCAATGCCGAACGCCAAATAAATGATCGGCACGCACCGCACCAGCCAGTGGCGAACGCTCATCCTGATCTCGATCATCTCCTGTCGATTCGGCATCACACGCTCTCCGCACACGTCAGCCGCAACAGCCGGTTTTCGAGCCGTTCATTCTCGACTGAGCGGATGCCCAGCAGGCGGCCGTCCGGCAATCGCAGTCGCATCCGCGAATTCAGTTCGGCCAGCGCCGGCGTCCAATGCATCTCGAGCACCAGCACGCGCTGCGCGACCTGTTTGCCCCCTTCGATCGTTTCACTGCCCGGCTGCGTCTCGACCGCACACCAGCATTGCGCGAATTCCTGCCAGTCTTCGATCAGGCCGGCCAATTCATTCCGCTCGGCCTGCTTGTGTTCGATCGTGACCAGGGTCCTCATTCGGCCAGATGGAACCATGTTTCATCCGGCTCCACGCGGTAGCCGGCCAGCAGCCAGGCGGCGCTCATCGGCACCGGCGCGATGATCGTGCCCGTGATGTTCGCCTCCCGGTTTCTGAACCAGTCGGCCAAAATCAGCAAAATCGCCTGCCGGATCCCCTGCGGCACGTCGCTCGCCGCGGCGCCGTAGCCGGCCACGTAGGTCACGCGCACGGCGTCCTGCTGACAGCGCGTGGTTGGCCAGACCTCGTTGTAGGCCGGCTCGATTCGTCCCGGCTCGGCATCGAGCGTGACCAGGTATTTCGTGCTGCCGAGCGTCTGCAGCGCGCCGTTTTCATCGACATATTGCAGGCTCGTCACCGATTGCAGCGGCGGCCGCGGCAGCACGATCCGGCAGGGGAACTGGTCGAGCGTCAATCGCCAGGTCTGCGTGATGAGCGCCCGCCAGGTGGTTTCCTCGACCACTTCGGTCGCGGCCCGCACCAACCGCATCACGTCCGCGTCGAGGCTACCGTCGTTTGGTCCGAGGCGGATCTGCTGTCTGGCCTCCTCCTGACTGATCACGGTCAGCCCCTCGTTCGGCGGCACCGTCCGCTTCAATCCCATCGTCGGTCACCCTCTCGGCATAGCCGCCAGCGAGTAGGTCTTGCGCCCGCTTGGCGTCGACTTCGATCACCTCGCCCGGCTGGGCGTCGATCGCGCCGGCCGCCAGCGTCTTCATTTTGATTTTCATCCGCTTACGCCGTGCCTTCCGCCGGCGAGACGAGCACTTCGGCCGCCTGGGCGTTGGTGACGTTGTTGTCGATCGGCCGTTTCCGCGCGCCCCATTGGATGGCGAACACCGCATCGATCGTGGTCGTCGCCCCGGCCCGGATCACGACCGCCCGCACGAATCGCTCGAGCGGCTTGATGACTTCCGACAACAGCGCCGTCCCGGTGCCGTTGCAAAGAATCTGACTGCCCAATAGGTCCGCCGCCCCGGCCATGCCGGTCACGACGTCCTGTTGCACTTTGAGGCCGTTGGCGGCGTTGGCCGTGCCGATCGAGGCGAGAAATGCCACGCACTCGAAATCCGACATGTCGACTTCGGTCGTATTGATCGCCGTGACGCCGGTCGCCGTGGCGCCCAGCACCTTCGTGATTTTGGCGTCTTTCAGAATTGCTTCTGTGATATTCATGGAAATCTTCCAATAGCTGTGAAATGAGTGGATCGAGCGCGGCGCTATCGAGCTAATCGGTCTTGAGCCGCACGAAGGCCTCCTCGAGCGTCGGCATCCCGTCGGTCTTGAGCCGGCACAGGTACTCGACCTGATTGGTCCGCGCCAACAGTTCCGTGAGCACCTGGATCTCCAGGTCCAGACTGTCGGCGATCTCGTAATATCTGAAATTGCCCAGCATCCCGACGTACAACCCCGTCGTAAACGTGTTCGGGACGAACTCGCTCTCGCGGAGCGGGAAGCCCAAGACCACGTCGGGATCATCGTCCTGCAGGCCGCGGCCCGGCCGCATCAGGAAACCGGTCGCCGTGTCCGTGAGCACCGCGATCTTGGCGACGCCGTCGCGATGGAAGAGCCACTGCGCGCCCTGGCGAATCCCCCCGCGGCGATACTGTTCCTTGAGCTTGTACTTCGCGGCGATCAGCGCGGCGGCCGTGATGTTCGTGGCCGAGCCGCTCGAGGCGTCGCGGGCCGTCGAAATGCCGTCCGCCGAGGCGATGAAAAGGCCCAGCGGCCGCTGCGCCCCGTTGCCGGTCATGAAGGCCTGTTCCTGGACCTCGCCGGCGTCGCGCGCGAGTTCGCCCCGCACCTCCTGATCGACCGGCACGACGCTGAGCCGCAACAGATCGCGGCTGACGTCGATCGAACCCGACAGATAGTGCGGTTCGAGTACCCGCTTGCCGTACTTGAGCGCGGCGTCGGCCGTTGGCGCCCCCAGCTCGCTCGACCAGGTGAACGTCGACGCCTTCGCCGTGCGGGCCCGGATGCCCAAGCTCCGCGCCTCGCGGACCGTGTGGATATTGGCGAACTGGCGGATGATGACATTGTCATCGACCGCCTTCAAGAGTTCGCTGGCGAACTGTTCGCTCGCCACCAGATAGCCGGCCTGCTCCGCGTTGTCGCTCTGCAGCGCGGCGTATTCGTCACTCGTGAGGGCACCGCCCATCAGGTAGCGATCGAATGTGTCGCGGTAGGCCGCCTCGCCACGTGCCGCGATGTTGATCGGGCGATAGCGCGGCTTGCCGCCGCCGTCGAGACCGTGCCGCACGAGAATCGTTTCCGACTGGGCCGCGGCGCCGTCGCCGCCGACGCCGCCGTCCCTTGAGATGTTCACAGCCAGACGCTGCCCGACCGGCTTCGAGAGCCCGTCGACCGCCTGTTCGAGGTCCTCGCGGCACTCGGCCTGCTGATTCAGCTGGCCCGCCTTGGCGAGCATCTCGGTGACGGTCTGCTGATCCTCGGCCGACAACAGGCCCTGCTCGTCCTCATGTTCTGTCACGTAGAGCTGGCACTTCTGAATCAGATCGGCCCGCTCCTCGCGGAGCTTTTTGGCGGTGGCCTTCGAGACTGGTTTTTTCGCTTCGGTCGCGGTGGCGGCCATGATGTGTCTCCGATTGTCGCCGTTCGCGTCGCGCGCAAAAAACGGCGGCGCAGACCGGCGAGCAAGAATAGTCGTGTGCTCGTTGGTCAGCGCCGCCGCATCTGAGCTTGGCCGCCTGATCCCCGCGCCGCAGCCGCGATCGCAACTGAGTTTGATCGCCCGCAACGCGCCATGCGATTGAGTTGATTACTATATTATCCCCGCCAGCGCAACTTATTTCGACGCCGCGCCGATCTCGCCGAGCTGATCGGCGATCGCGGCCAGAACGGCGTCCGCAGGCCGCCAGAATCCCTGCCGGCCCAGGCAGTAGATCGGCCGCGGCAGCCGGCGAACGCCGTCCAACAGGAAGCACCACGGCCCGCTGGCGTGCTGGGCGATCGCCGGGTCGAGCTGCGCGGCAAACAGCCCGCCCCGCAGCTGTTCGACGTGGATGCAGCCCGTCAATTCGGCGACCGCGATGATCGCCCCAAACGACAATTCACCCGGCGAGAAAGGCCGCGGCCAGCTCCGCAGCCAGGCCCGCGAACACCCGGCGTGGATCGCCAGCGGACCGCGATAATCGGTTCGCCAGGAGCGATTCTCGACCCGCTTCTCGCCCCGGGCGATTAATTCGGCATACGGCTGGTAAATCGTGACCGCCTTCATCACTCAAAATCCGCGCACGCCGCACCGGTCATTTCAGCGACCAATTGCTCGCGCAGCACCCACTCCAACCCCCGCGGGAGAAATTCCTCCGTCCTCGGCAGTCGTTCGTATGATTCGCCCAGAAATGCCCACAATTCATCGCCGCGATCGATCCACTCGGGCAGCTCCTCGGCCACGCTCGCCGCCATCAGATCGTAATTGCGGATCGACGTATAATCGTATCCGCGATTCGCCAACCTGCCCAAAACATGATCGAATCCGCACCGCCAGAATCGGACGCAGCCTGGCGAACGGCCCGCCCAGTGACAGTACGTCGCCCACGCCAGTCGTCGCGCCGCGTTGAGTGGCTCGCGCTTGGCGATCTCCTCCCGTCGCAATTCGCGGGCCGCACCGATGACGTGGGCCCAGGGGACGCCCACCGTCTTGGCCTCCGCGCGCAGCTCGGATAGGGTGCTCTCCAGCATCGGTCGGCTCCTTCTCAGCCGTCGGTGTCAGAGCGGCCGGCGGGGTAACAGCCCGCCGGCCCGCTCGTTCATTTATTGCGCCGCTTGGGCGAATTTTCGGGGTGGCAGGGGCCGATCTTGCGCCGCTGCCGCTCGTGGATCACACAGCGGCGACTGACCCCCAGCCGCCGCGCCACTTCGGCATCGGAAAATTTCCCCAACAGTTTCAATTCGGCCGCGCTCCACGTATACGCCCGTGGCTCATAGGCCGCGATATCCAGCGCAGTGCGTTTTTTTTCCACCGCGCCCTGCGACCGACCGATCCGCTCGCCAATCATGCGATCGGAATCCGTCGCCAGCAATGCCTCTTCGCTCTCCGTCCAGCGGGCGCCCTGATTGGGCGGTCGCCGTTTCAAGGTGGCGGTCATCTCGATCCTCCCGCCCTCAGTGTAACCAATCCGCTGCTAAAATCAACGTAGAAGCACTCGCCCATCCTCCGCCCGGTCCGGGCTATCGGCCGCCGGCTCATGGTGGATCAGATTCGGATATAAATTGCGGCCCTTAACCAGCTTGAGCGTACCGTCGGCCAGGCGAATTGAAAATGTATGCTGCGCAGTGCTGGCCCCGTAGCTATGTCGCTCGACGCGCCCCGATAAGCGCTCGGTCCCGACGAAGCGCGCCCCGCGGCACCGCCCCCGATAGAATGAGCCGCCGGCAAACTGCGGCGCGTCCCATACGACAAAATCACCAGTTCGAATTGCGGTATCGTAAATCATGATTTGCTCTTAGCCCTCCCCAGCGGCCGGCAGGTGAGACAGGACCGAACCGCCGGAGAGAGCTGAAAAAGTTGCCGCGCTGTCTCTCGCGGGGAATGGTTACTCGTTGCCCAGGGTCGCACGGGCGCACGGGCGGCCTTGATCGCCTGATAAAGTTGCTCTGCCAGTTCCCTGCTCATCGGTCTGTTGTAAGCCGCTTGGCACGCCGCGACCAATTCCGCGTTGATGACCTTGAGCCGATCGCGCTCGGCAGCCGTCTCAGGGGCCGCTGCGATCAGGCGAGCATTCGCCTCGGCCACTCTCAGCGGCCAGTGAGCATTACGGCAGTCGGCGATGATCGGTCCGGCGTTTGCGCTTCCAGCAAAGGCAACGCCATCCCGGACAGTCAGGGCCAACCCGAACATGCGCGCCGCTATTCGTGCGTCCTCGCCAATAAATTCGTAGAAGTCCCCGACCCGCTTCGCTACCAGCACATTACCTCCTCTTGCTTTAGCTTCGTGTATTGCTCCAAATAATTTTCCATCTCTCACCTACCTTCTGTTAGAAGTGTTCTCTTCCACATTCTTATTATCGATCGGGCGCCGATCGGCGTCGGGGGTTATTTGGACCATGCCGGCTAGAGCCGATCAGGCGCGCGCCCGGCCCGACCATGCCGGCTAGAGGTTGCCGAGCGCGGAATTCCGCTCGGAATTCCAGAAATAAACGGGGCCGTTTACCGGCGTTTCGGCTTGGACCACGGGCATGCGCGGATGAGTGCGGCTGGCAAGTTAGGCAGGGGCGGCGTCGACGGCGATGTACGCGCGACGCCGTGCTGCGCGTTCGCGGCGAATCTCGCCCGTCTTTTGCAGGCGCGCCAGGGCCCGCTCGATCTCGATCAACGGAGCGCCCGTTCGGGCCGCGATCGAATGTACGCCACGCGCCGGGCCGCCCGCGGGGATCATCATCAGAATTCGCGCCGCCAAATCATCGCCGAAGATTTGCGGCCGCGCCGCGAAAATCGCCTCCGCTTGCGCACGCTCCATCGGCGGGCCGATGTACTGAAACCCGGCGGTCACGCGCCCGCAACTGTCGAGAGCGCGGCGGCCGCGCAATTCACGAGTTCGCATCCGCTGCCGCTCCATCCGCGAGAGTCGTCCCGTGCGGCTCCGCCGTTGCAAGAGACCCGTCTCGCCGCTCTTGCCTGCCATCCCGAACCGAATCGTCCGCCAGAGCGGCGAGGCGTGCCGATAATGGATCATCGCCGGGTGGCTGGTGGTTGAAAAGGCCCGCCCGCCGAGGCCGGTGAAAATGCTCGCGCAGAATTCAGAGACCCGATTGCCGATCCCGATCCCCTGATAATCGGGCAAGACCACGGTGCGATGTTCTCGCATGTCATGCGGGCGCCGATGGCGCGTCATGCGATGCACCCAGGAGCTGAATGCCACCGGCTCCTCGCCCCAAAAGGCGACGAACGATCGGGCCGCCAGACTCAATTCGTGATTCAGATAATGATGACGGCGGAAAAGTTGCCACGCCCCGCGGTGGACCGGAGCGACCTCGAGCTCGATCGTCGGTCGCCGATAAAGACACCCCCGAGCGAGCTGCTGCGTCGCCATATCGAGCCCCCAATCCGGCTCGAGCCAATCCAGCACATCATAATGACAGGTAACCGCCACGAATTTCTTGCCGATCCGGCCCTGCCGAATGCTCTTGGCCACCGCCGCTGAACCGATTTTGGCGACATTGCGATCGACCACACTCGTAAATTCATCGAACGCCACAAGGTCGCCCGGGCGCAAGAGTGCGCGGGCCAGATCACAACGGAATCGTTCGCCACCCGACAGCACGTGATGGGGCTTAACCCATGCGGGCGGCGAGCTGAATCCGACGCTGGTGAGCATTTGCGTGACGACCTTCAGCGACAATTTGCCAAATTGATCGACGACCGCCTTACCACGCTCCCAGCGAAACCCGCCCTCGACGAAGGCATCGCCATATGCCTCGCGGCCGAT